AATGCCTCCTTGGCATGGGGATCGTCATTGATCCCAGAACAGGCTTTCACTACCAGGGAAACGATGGAAATCAATTTCCTATTGGCTAAGATCCCGTCCCGGGAGGAGCCATAGCATCTGGGGCGTGACCCGCCCGGCGGCACCGGCTCGAAACAAAGGCGACCCACCACGGGCGAAGGCGGCCGCCACCAGCTCGGAGCAGAACCATGCCCGGGGACTGGTCCAATCCCGGTGGACCAGGAACCCGACGATGGCCCGCCAGTCGTAAGGCTTGTCCAGCTGGCCCCGGGCCCACCAGATCGCCCCGGCCTCGTCGGCGCATGGCAGGTCCACGATGTGCCAATCGGTGTGGGCCGCAATGACCACCTCTGCGGGGACCTCGCGCACCCTGGGCAGGGTCGCCTCGATGACCGTGCCCTCCGGAGTCATGAGGGCGGCGTGACTGTATTCGCTCCAGGTAAGGATCCGGATGAGCCTGGAGCCGATGGCGTTGGACCTGCAGAGCATCACGCGCATGGTCAGGCCCCCATGATCACAGTCTTGTCGGTTGCAACGATCCAGGCCCGCTGGCTCTCCCAGGCCTCATCCTGCGTCAGGCCCGCGGCGCGGAGGTTGCGACGGTAGACCTGGCCGAGGGCCCCGGGGTCCTGTATGACGATGTCGAGGCCTGTGGCGGCGAGGGCGCCCGCGCGCCAGGCACCAACCGCATCGGCCTCGGTGCACTCCGGGTTCGCCTTGATGTAATCGACGGAGGCCCCCTTCCCTGCGAACCGTTCGACTCGGAGTAGTTGGTCGATGGCGCTGTAGGCCCCGAAATCGGCGGTCAGCCCCGGGCCAGCCCCGGCCTCCAGGGCGGCGAGTTCCGAGGCCTTGGCCTGGTACCGGCGCTGGGCATCCATGTTGGCCCCGGAGATGAGCGATGCGAGGCTGGAGGTGGTTTGGATCTCCTGATTGATCGCGGATAGGGTGGTTTTTAGTTCGGTCCTGCGGGCCTCGTTGGCCAGGATGGTGGCGGTAGTGTTGTCCATAGCAGCTCCTAAATGGGAAGGGACTTGGTGTTGTGACTGAGGATGTCATCGGTGAAATACGTGCCGGTGCCCTGCACCTGGAAGCTGAGCACCTGCCCCATGCCAGTGCTGCGAATCTCCCGCACGATGCTGGGACGCTGGGCCACCAGTTTGTCGCCCGGTAGGAGGGCCTGGACCGCCACGTATCCCCGGGCTACGGTGGCCACACGATGGTCCCGGCTGAATTCTGGGGCGCGTCCGTCCTCCAGCACCACGGCCACGCGATCTCTCCAGATGGTCTGGAGGTTGGCCACCACGCCCGCCTTCGGTGCGCCGGTCATCTCATCGACGCCCGCCAGCGGTGCCCCGTTGTATAGGTCTGCGGCGTCCACCAGGAGCCCGGAGGCCAACATGATTTTCACCCAGGGGGCAGGGCACCCGCCGCCACCTCCTCCACCGCCGCCTCCGCCACCACCGGACGGGGGGGAACCGCCCCACGCGGCGGGGAACGTTGAGCCGTTGTTGAAGAGGGAGGCCCCATCACCTGAGGACGTTCCGTAATAGAAACAGCCCGCGCTGCTGTCCCCATAGGCGTTGTGCAGGGTGATGATCGCGGCGGGGTATCCCCCGCTCACCCCGGCATCGTTGGTTTCAAACGTCATATACGCATAGTTGGAGGTGTTTGAATCAGTTCCGAAATCCCCATAGGACCGGTCATTGAACTGCGGGTAATAGGTGTCGATAAGGGTGACTGTGATTCCGGATCTCGTCCCATAATCGCTCTGCCGATAGAGCGCGATTTTCGCCCAGCGCATTGCGTCTAAATTGTCGCTCGCAGCCGATGGAACCAACATGAGTTCGAGGCGGCATATTTTGTTCCCAGTGTCCCAACGCCTTCTTGTTACCACCAATCGTCCGATGTTGGGAGCTCCGCCCTGACTAGTTGTGTCAATGTTTCCGCGATAGACCACGCGGTTACCGTTGCTCCCATCGATGGCCTGGAGCTGCCGCCAGAAGTAGTCTGAAAAAACGTATGGACCGATCTGGAGGCCAGACGCCACCACCTTCAGGGCCGTGCCGGCCACCTGCATCTTAGCGCCGGCAGTGGGGTTCCCGCTGCCGTCCTCGGCGTAGTTGGTGGTCTGGACCGCATTGCCGTTCAGCTTCTGCGCGGTCACGTCCCCGTCCACCAGCAGTTCCGCGCTGGATGCCTTTCGGACCACCAGGCGCCGGAAGAACCAGGACCCCTGGGTGCCACCGGCCACGGCGATCTGTGCCCAGATCCGGGCCAGGTTCCACCCGGCCGGCACCCGAATGATGCCGGAGAGGGTGTGCCACCCGTTCACCACGGTCTGGCTGGCCGCGATGATCCAGTTGAAATTTGAGAAGGACTCATCCGTGGCGAATTGAAGGCCGATGCCAAATGGGCCCAGGGGCGTGTAGCCGGCAGTGCCGCTCTGGCCCGGGGCGCAGTCCACGCTGAAGAAGTAGCACTCGCCGGGCTTGACCTGGAGCCACTGGCCGAAGTATGCGTCCCGGTCCCCGGTATAGAGGCTGTTTCCGCCCGATGGGATTCCGAACCACCCGCCAGCGGTTACGTTGATGTTCCCAGACCACCCGTCCGCCCCGTTGTCACCGTTGGGGTTGGTGCAGATGTTGGTGGTGTCCGCCAGGACCAGTTTGGTGGCGGAGATGCTCTGGGCACGGATGGCACCGCCCCCGATCTGCACGGAGCCGCCGGGCCCTGACGCCGAGGAGTCCGACATGACGGTCAGCAGCTGGGTCTTCACGTGCGCAGCGTCCACCACCGCGGCCCGCAGGGTGTCATCCACCTGGATCTGAGAGGCGATGAGTTGCCCGAAGATGCCGGTGGCCGCGAACAGGATGCGGTCCCATCCGCTGCCTGCGTCGTTCACCTTCCAAAGGGAGTAATCCGAGGAGGTGAGCACCGGCCCGAAGCCCGCGGGGTAGGCACCGTTGGGAAGACCTGGGAGGTTGCCGGGCGCGGCGAACACGGGGATCTGTTGGGCGGCCTGGATGGTGGGGTCCTGGCGCCACACGCGAATGTTGTCCCAGTAGGCATTCTGGCCGGACGCCAGGTTATGGTCATCGTAGGCATAGACGCGCACGAAGCGGACGTTAGCGGGCACGGTCCAGAATCCGGAATATTTCGCCCACCCGTTGGTGTTCGCAGTGAGGATGCGTGGCCACTGGACGGCGACCTTGTTCGTGTCGGAACCCTCAAAGTAGAGCCCCCCCCACCCGCTGTCCGCATTCCCCATGGCTTCCATCCAAAGGATGTCGCCGGGGTTCACCGCGTAGAAGTCGGAAATCATGTAGAGCTGGCCGGTCCCGCCCGGAAACCTCCGGCAATAGGACCCTGCGAATCCGCCTCCGCCGTAGACCAGCACGCCGGGGATGCCGGCCACCGCTCCTAGCTCGCTGTCCCCGTTTGGCACGATGTTCACGGCGTTGGCGTTGGCCACGTTGGCGCTCACCTGGGCCGCGGCCGCGGCAGACTGCACCCGGGATACAGCATCCGCCGCGCTGGTCGCCCCGCTTACCATGCCGGATACGGCGGTGTTGATATCCGCAACCGCATTGGTCTTCGCGGTCGCCGCCTTGTTCGTCGCGTCTGCGGCCGCCTGAGAGATGGCGCTGTTCATCTTCGTGGTCGCATCGGTCGCCGCCGCGTTGATGGCCGCCGCCTGGGCCGCCGCCGCCTGCGCCCCGGAAATCTGCCCCTGGAGCGCCACCCGGGCCGCGTCCACATTGGCCCAAAGGGCGCGCAGGGAGTTGATGATGCCGGTCCAGGGGCCGGAGGTGGCTCCGTCAGGCCAGAGGGTTGCCCACCCGGCGGGTGCGCCCGCAGAGATCAGCCCTGAAGACACGGCCGCCACGGCTGCGTCGTATGTGGCGCTGGAGATGCCCAGCTGGGCCGCCTGGTAGTCGAGGCTGCCGACGGTGGCAGGGGCACCCTGTGCGGATCTCTCACTGTTCCAAGCCGCCAGGAGGTCGATCTTGTCGGCATTGGTCAGGTAGTCGACCGAGTTGAGCTGGATCAGGGTCAGGTTGGGGTTGCCAGCGTAGGTGCCCTGGGAGGTGGGCGTGTACGTGTAGTCCGGCACGTCGGCTATGTCCTGGAGGGCCAGCCCCAGGAGGTTGAAGCTCACTAGCTTGATGTGCATGACCTGGCCGAGCGCGGACAGGGATACCGCCACCCTCAGGGGGGCATCATCCATGCGCACCACGGACGCCCCGGAGAGGTGTGCCGCGGCGTGTGTCCCATAGGCCCCACGCACCGGCAGGGTGAGGTTGTAGGCGTGGGATCCAGTCAGGGTAGCCGTGGAGTAGGCCGTGAACTCCCAGTTGACCCAGAGCAGGGTCTGCAGGTCCGTGGCCGTAGCGGTCGGCACGGTGGTCAGGGAGCCTCCGGAGGCCGAGAAATCCACGGAGGCCCCACCTGATGCGCCCATGTCTGCCGTGAGTACGCCGTATCGGCAGGGCTTGGTGATCACCCCGATCCGCGTGTAGGTGCTGCCGTCCAGGCTGCCCCAGACCTCGCAGCCGCCCCACTGGGGCCCCCCCGCGGTGGCGATGATGACCTCGGGGCCTCCAGAGATGCTCTGCTGGGGCGGGACATCAAAAATCACCGGGGCATTGCTGTTGCCGGGGGCGGCCGCCGTGTTGACGACATCGGCACCCATGCCCTGGGTGGTGGTCGTCTTGATGCCCGTGGCGGAGCCGGTGCCCATGGGCCATTCCTCGGCCGTCACGGTCATGCCATCCGTCTCGGAGCCCTCGTCGGGGAAATCGATGCTCACGATCCGGACCACCAAGTGGTCCAGGCCCAGTTTGGGATCCGTGAGGGTGACCAGGTCCATGGGCTCGAGGAGGATGTACTTCCACCCAAGGTTAAAGGTGTACTGGTTCCGGACGTAGATGCTCTTCTGGGCCAGGATCCGGCTGATGGTCTTGGCATGGGCCCGCCGGGTGATCAGGTGCAGGGTGACCCCTCCCCCGGGCCTGGGTCCATGCTGCACGACGTCCACGGGCTCGGGATCCTGCTCTGTGCTCACGTTGTAGGCGTTCATGCGGTCCAGGAATTCCACCGGGATCGTGTTGGAGGTGTCGCTCGGGCTGGTCCGGTCCACCGTGACGGGGTCGGTGTCCGTAGGGGCGCCCAGCTCGTCCACCGTGCCCAGGAAATCGTCATACCCCAGGTCATAGAGCGGGGTCGTGTTGGGCACGTAGGAGACGCCGTTGAGGACCATCCCGGCGGCGGCCGCCGTCCAGACGACCTCCGAATTGGTGGCGTCCATCATCTCCTGGATGTGGTTGGCGGCCGCAGCCTGGGAGGACCAGTTGGGCGAGATGGCGAACCCCATGGCGGTGCAGTAGGTCTGCCAGCTGCTGGCCCCGGTGACCAGGTCGGCCACCCGGGCGGCAGGCCAGCGCACCCCGTGCCCCAGGTCGGTGAGGTAGTCGAGCAGGACGGCCGAAGGCTTGGCGTCGCTCATGACGAGGGTGGTGCTCCAGGCGACGGCGGCGCCGTTCGCCGGGGCTCCGGAGAACTGGATCCAGTAGTTGCCGGAGATCTTGGTGACCGTGAAGCCGCTGGAAACCTGGGCCCCTGCCACGTAATAGACCGGGGTCTTGATCCCGGACATGTCGGTGATGGGCTGGCCTGAGTTGTCCACCAGCTGCCAGGAGGTCTTGGTTCCATCCCCGGTGCCCAGGGCGATCAGGCTGCCGAGGTCCAGCTCCGTGGCCAGGAGCCCGATCACTTCGAAAGCGTAATTGGGCAGGGAGCCCGCGCTCCCGCAGTCGAACGCCGCATTGCAGACCAGAGCCAGGCCCGAGTAGGGCACGGCCTTGCTGGGGTGCTTGCCAGTCCAGGTGGCCCAGGGCGTCTGGGGCCGGGCCCCGGAGAGCAGGGTGAGCCCGTAGCTCGCCAGGGTGCCGATTTCCTTGTCCTTCCAGATCCGGTTGATCCCCGCGATGGGGCCCTCGCAGATCCCCAGGATCGCCCCCACGGTGTACGTGTAGGTGGTGCTGGTGCTGGTGGACCCGCCCCCCTTCCCTCCCCGCTGGCTGTCCGTGTGGGGGATGGCCGTGAAATCGTCATAGTCCACCATGTTGCCGCTCTGCTTGGCGGTCCCATAGATCAGGGGCCACACGCCGCCGTACGCGCTGGTGGTGATCTGGAGCCCGGCCATCTCCGTGTCGGAGCTGCTGGTGCCGGGCCGGGTGCCGAAGACGCCCGCCGGGTCAAAGATGGTGCGCCGGCCGCCGCCAAGGCCGCCCGGGTCGATGAGAGTGCGGGGAGCGCCACCCATTACCGGCCTCCCCAGCAGGACCAGATGCCCACCAGGCGCGAGGCCAGTCCGCTGTTGGCCGCGGCATCATCCAGGATGACCCCCTGGTCGACAAACGAGTGGATCACCAAGGGCCACTCGACCACGATGGCGCCGTGGTTGATGCACCGGCCCCACTTGTACAGCAGGATGTCGCCCGGCTGGGGCGGCCCTTCGATCCGGTGGGCGTAGGTCTCCACGATCCCCAGGTACCGCTCATCGCCCCGGTGCAGGTTCCAGTCCCGGGGGTATTCCCCGGGGTCGATGTTCGGGGTGAGCCCTGCCGCCTCGAACACCGCGGCCAGCAGCTGCCCGCAGTCGACCCCTGCGCCCTTGACCCGGCCCAGGTGGTGGTAAGGCGTCCCCTGCCAGGAGAGGGCCTCCTGGACGACGGCAGCGCGTTCCTCTTGCTCAGTCCTGGTCATCGGGAGGCCTCCGGGGGCGGGATGTAGGGGCACCCGGAGAACCGGGTGGAGTTCGCAAAGAGGGCGCAGCCCGCCTTGGTGCGGCCGCAGTTGGGCGAGACCGTGAAAGCGTCACCGGTGGCGGGGGCCGCCTGCAGGGGGATAGCCAGAGTCAGGACCCCCGCCACGTAGGAGGTCACCGCGCGGCGGGATCCGGCGTTGGCCCCGCTGGTGAAGGAGACGACCCCGTTGGCGTAGTAGCCATCCGCCTGGCCCGAGGCTCCCTGCAGGGAGGAGGGGGTGGATCCGGCTGCGACGGTCTTGCTCACGGTCAGGGTGGCCAGGTTGAGCCCGCAAGCCGCATCGCAGAAGGTATTGGCGCAGCTGGGCATGAACAGGTGGGGCGGCATCTGGACCTGGAGCTTCTGCAGGTCAGAATTCACGTGCACGGCGATGGTGGTGGCGCCCGGGGTTACGCCGGCCACGCCCCCCTCGAATAGGATCACGGCGCCCAGGGACGTGTCGCCCCAGGTGGGCATGAAGATCCGCTCCACCCGCACCTGGGCCCAGTCCAGGGCCCCGTTGTGGGCCGCGAGGCTCGCGTCGATCCCCAGAAGCTGCGCCGTGTCCCCGGTGGACAGGGTGAGGTCCATGGTTGAGACCTCCAGGCCCCGGGCCTGCCGGATGGACCCCCGGCTCACCAGGGGCTGGGTGCCGGCCTCGGTGGAGGCGGTGAACAGGTTGCTGTTGAGGGTGATGTTCGTGTCGGCGAGGCTCCACCGGTAGACCTGCCCGCCCTGGAGGGTCAGGGTGACCAGGTCGGCCATGAGGAAGGGCCCGCCGGCGGCGAGGTGGGCAATGAGGCCTGCAGGGGCGTTTTTCATGGCTATTTCACCGACAGGAGCTTGATGGAGCCCCCCTTCCAGGCGAGGCGGACGATCTGCTCGAGGTCGAGGGAATCCTGCATGAACCGGACCCGCCGCTGCACGCCGTCCACGGGGTCGTTGAAGAGGAAGGAATCCCATTGGCCCTTGTGGGTCTCGTAGAAGTTGGTCAGCGTCACCAGCTCATCGCCCACGGTCTGGAGGCTGAAATTCGCCTGCCGCAGGAAATTGATGGTCAGGGTGTACTGGTACTTCGGGGTGGACCACCAGGCGGCCCGCAGATCCTTCCCGGAGACCGCGGCCTGGACGCCGGTCGAGTAGATCTCGCTGCGCTTGGTGGCGATGTCCAGGCCCGGTAGGGTCGGAAAAACGAGGCTGCTCATGACATCCTCCGGTTCCGGGCCGCATCGCCGATCACCTTGAACAGGCCCGTCTGGTTCTGGCGGAAGAACTGCTCGATGCCTTTTTTGTCGAACACGGGGCCGTGGAAGTGGACCGCGAGGCCTCCGGAGCCGCTCCCGCCTCCCCCATCCCCCGTCATGGTGCGCACCCGCTCGGCTAGGGGCGCCGGCAGGATCATCTCGTTCTTGTGGATCATGGCGAGCTGGTCACTCGGCACCTGGTCCCAGCCGCCCTCGGCGCTGGCTAGGTGGGAGCCGAAGCTCATCACAGCGCCCAGGGCCACGGCTGCAGCGATCGGGGCCAGGATGGGGCCGTAGGGCACCAGGGAGGCGATGGCGTTGTAGGTGTTGGCGGCGGCCTGGTAGGCGGCGATGGCGATGTTCTTGAGGCCCGCCCACATCCAGAGGGCCACGCTCTTCAGGGCGGCGCCCTCCTCCGCCGACATCCGGATGGCCACGCCCTCAGAAGTGGCGGCGGTCTTGATGATCTCGCCCTTCATCCAGTCCAGCCCCATCCGGGCGATGGTCTGCTCCGTGTAGGACTGGATGCCCTTCAAGCCGGCCTTGACCCCGTCCCGGAGCTTCAGCTCGCCGTGGAGCATCTTCTGAATCCCGGCATCCCAGCCGTTGGTCATGCCGTCCAGGTGCATTTTGTAGTTCAGGGCCACCTGGTCATCGATCTTCATCATCTCCAAGGCGCTCTTGCGCTTGGCGGCGACGATCTTGTTTTCGATCTCGGTGCGCTGGACCATGGACAGGTTGGCTGTGGCCAGCTCCGCCTGCATGGCCTGCACATCGATCGCCATCTCCTGCTGAACCAGGGCCCGGCGCTGGGCGGCCTCCTGCCTGATCGTGATCTGGCCCAGGGACACCCGGGTCTCCAGGTTCTGCTTCTGGGCGTCCAGGGCAAACTTGGAGGCGTTGACCTGGTCGGCGATGCCGAGCTTGCCCAGGGCGGCGGACTCCCGGTCGGCCTGGGCCTGCAGCTTCTCGAACTCAGCATTGCCCTTGGCGCGCTCATCCAGCCCGCGCAGGACTTCGGCGGTCTCCCGGCCTTCCTGCTGAATGCGGTACCGCTCCTTGTCGGCCAGGATGGACTTCTGGACGGCGGCCTCGGCCCGGGCGAACTCCTCCTCAGCCTGAGCGGCCTCCTTGGCAGCTTCCTGGCGCTCCTTGAGCTCCCCGGCCGTGACGACCTTTCCGCCCTCCTTGATCTTCTCCTCAGCCTTGGCCATGACCTCAGCCTTGAGGTCGGCCACCTTCTTCCAGCCCTCTTTGGTCTGTTGGAAGAGGTTGTCGTCGGTGTCGCCCTGGGCCGGATCGGGAGTGGCAACGCCCTCCTTCCCGACCTTGCGCATGCCCCTGGAGGTCCAGGTGCCGGCGGTGGCGGCGGGGCCCTCATGGCCAGCGAAGACGTCGCCGATCCCGGACTTCCCGCCCGCCATGGCGTCGATCAATTGCAGGAAGGAGACCTTGGCCTCCTTGAACCCCCAGGCCATCCCGCTGGCGTGGTCGGCGATGTCCTTGAGGATCGTGTCGGAGATCGTCGCCAGCTTGCCAGCCTCCTGCTCCATGGCCTGCATCTGCCGGATCGATCCTTCATCGATGGCGTTGCCGTACTTGTCGAAGACCTCCTTGGCCTGGTCCATGTTCTCCAGAAGGCGGCGGATCTGGGGGGCCGCCTCCATCCCGGCCCGGCCCAGGGCCTCCGTCAGGAAGATGCTGCGCCGGAAGGGCTGCTCGATGCTGTCGGCCTTCTCCATGACGGCCTTGATGTACTCGAGGAAGGGCATGCCCATGAGCGCGGCCTTGTCCGCCGCGATCCCGTTCTCTACCAGCATGTCGGCGTGGCCCTTCATGGCCCGGGTCGCACCCTTCATCCAGCCCTCGAGCTCCTGGACCGTGCCTCCGGTCAGAGCCATGCCGGTCTTGAGGATGTTCAGGTTTTCGAAGGATTCCCCGGTCTGGAACTCCAAGCCTTCGAAGGCCCGGGCGAGTCCGTTGGTCTTCTCGATGGCCTCGTTGACCCACTCGAAGCCCTCCTTGAGCCCCTCCATGGCCAGGCCGACGCCCCCGATGAGGAGGGCGCCGGCGCCGAAATGCTCGATGGATTCGATCAGGCTGCCCAGGTCGCCCTTCATCCCGGCCGTGGCGGTCTCGGTGTGCTCCTGGGCCTGCTTCAGGCCCTCCAGGAGACCGCGGATCTCTGCCGTGAATTTGACTTGGACCTCGGAATCGTTGCTCATGGGTTACCTCAGGCCGTTGATGAAATTGACGAGTTCCTCGGGGGTGAGCTCGTGGGGCGCTTCGGGCGTTTCGATGCCGGGCGGTTCATACCCGATCTCAGCCTTGGCGATCAGGTGAAGCGGAGGATTCGCCTCCCAGTAATCCAGGAGGTCGAGAACGTCCTGCCACGGGGTGGCATCCAGGTCGCGGATGGTCCACCCCGTGGTGGTGACGATGAGCCCTGTAAGGTCGCTCCAGACTAGAGGCTGGTGTTCTCCGGAGCGGGGTCTTCCGGGCGGGCGAAGGTCCCGCTGTAGACCGCCAGGGCGGCCACCATGATGGCGCCGGGGGTCGCCGCGTCGAAGGCATCCTCCGGAGCATCGGGGGCGGCCAGTTTCAGCAGGGCCATGGCGGCGTCAGTGCGCTCCTGGGAGCTGAGTCCCTCGGTGGCCACCTTGTCGATGGCCTCCTTGTTCCTCCGGACGACGCCGTAGGTGAGCGGGTTGAGGGTGATTCCATTGAGAATGTTGGGTTTCATGGTCAGTTCCCGGTGTAGAGGGTTGCGACGAGCCCGGCGGCGTTGGCGGAGCACTCGAAATCGAGGCTCTTTTCCATGAACGCCGTGTTCTTGAAGGCCAGGGAGAGCTTGGGGATGCTCACCACGGGCAGGTAGATGCCCGAGCTATTGGCGTTGTACTGGTTCCCGGCGCTCTGGTAGTTGTTGAAGAGGCGCATGCCGAACGCGACGTTGGTGCCCATGGCCTGGTTGTTCAGGCTGATCGTCGTGCCCAGGGTCGCGGCCGTGGAGGCGTAGGAGACCTGCATGATGTGGCCGTTGTCCGCGGTGGCGAAGGCGATCACGCCGGCAGCGGTGGCGGGCACGTACTGGCCGGTGGTGGGGCCGCTGGCCACGGCGGTCAGGAACTTGTTGGCCGTGACATCGAACACGCCCAGGTCGCCCGCGGCGCCGGGCACGGTGAGTGCCCCCTTGGTGGTCGTGTAGGTTCCGGCCGCCAGGGTGAACGTCTCGGCGACGATTCCGACCGTGCTTCCCGCGACGACCGTAGACCCGGAAAGGACCGCGGCGATCAGAGCGCCGCTGAAGAGGCCCGTCTTGAACTTGCCGCCCAGCTTGCCCGCGCCCTTGGCCTTGTCGAGGGGGAACTGGTTCTGGCCGATCAGGTCGACCATGGCGAAAGAGGCGTCCAAGCTGATGTCCTGGAGGGCCGCGACCACGATGGGCGTCACGATGCCGGAAAGGGCGGGGGAGAGGACCAGCTGGCCCGTGCCGAAGAGTGGCTGCATTAGAGCTCCTTCTGGAAGATCGCCGCCAGCCGGGCCCTGAGGGCCTCGGTCTCACCGGCAAGGAAGTTGTGGATGGAGGTCTCCACCTGGGGGGAGACGTTGGCGAAGACGTTGGACCAGAAGGTTTCCACCTCGGCCAGCACGCCATGCAGCTGGGGAGATGGGGCCGGGGCAGCCGCTGGGGTCTCCTCGGGCTGGGTGGTGTCCTGGGTGATGGGGTCGTTGCTGGGGTCCATGGGGCCTCCTACGCGGTGTACTGGACTTCGATGGGGACGATGGCGACGCTCTGGGGCCCGAGCAGGCCCTCGTCGGTCTCGATGGAGCCGGAGATCCAGGCGTGCTGGATGGCCCCGGTGCGGTCGCCCAGGACCTGGACGGAGCCGGGGAGCCCGGGCATGCCGAAGGTGGTGGGCTTGAGGGCCGCCTCCAGGGCGTCCAGGATCTGGTTGACCGCGGTGGAGGCCGGAGCCTGCTCGTCGGTGGAGTAGCAGTAGATGTGGACGAGGTATTCCACCTTCCAGACCGTGGGCAGGCCGCTCTGGTCCTGGGCGGGGTGCTCGGGGGCCTTGGTCAGGAAGAGGGCCGGGTGCTCCTCGGGCTGAACATCGGTCCAGACCTTCCAGATCCGGGAGCAGGTCTTGGCCTGAATCCCTTGCAGGATCGAGAAAAGGGCAACGGCGATGCCCTCACGGGTGAGGTCGGGTTGGGGCATCAATGGAGCACCTTCCGGAGGGCAGCGGCAAGGCGGCCCTGGATCTCCGGGGTCATCTCGCGCAGGGAGGAACGCAGGAAGCTGCGCTCGGGGAGCTTAGTGTGCTGGTTGCGCTGGAAGGAGCCGACGAATGCCACCCCGGAGCCCGTCTGCTTCAGGAGGGCCGCGGCGCCCTGAGGAGAGAAGTAGGAGCCCTTCTTCATGGCATAGCTGTTGCGGCTCTTGCATTTGCGGAAGTAGGCCCGCACAGTGATGACCTTGAATTTGTCGACCCCGAATTCATGGGCCCGGGCATAGACGACGTTCGTGCCCACCAGGCCGGAGTAGACGCCCTCCTCGAGGACCACCTTCTGGTTGATGCTCCTACGGAGGGTGCCGGTCTGGTTCTTGAGCACCTGGCCGGAGAGCTTGTCCTCCTTGACCATGCGCAGAAGGCCCATGGCGAGGCTGCGCACCTCCTTCTGGATGGCTCCGGAGGCCTCCTGGCGCCTGGTGCCCAAGTAGAGCGTGACGCGGTCGACGCCGACGATTTCGCCCGCGATCATACGGGCACCACGCTGTCGTATTTGGCCAGGACGGTGCGCACGCTCTCGGGCATGTCGCCGGTCACGAAGGACACGGTCTGGTTGCCCATGGTGGCGCTGCTGCGGTCTGCATGCTGCCGGTACTTCCATTTGAGGGCGCACAGCTCCAAGCAGGCCTGCTCCAGGTCGGGAGGCGTGGTGGCAAAGCCCCCCGTGTAGGCCACCTGGACGTTGGAATCGCCCCGGTTGAACCGGTAGCCCGTGAGGATGATGGCCGTGCTGGTCCAGGTGAAGCCCGCCTGGCCAAAGGCGGGGCTGGGGGGGATGGCCTGCCCGTCGATCACCACCGAACTCACGGCCGTCACCGGGGCATTGCCGAGCACCAGGCGGTTGCCGCCGTGGCCATCCTGGGTCTCCACGTAGGAGGCGCTCCGGATGGTCCGGGTCATCCAGGTCTGCATGAACGTACTGGCGGCCGTGATGAGCCGCTGCAGCTTGTCCGTGTCGGGGGCCGTCTCGCTGAGCCAGCCGATGAGGTTGGCGACGGTCGTGAGATCGGAGGGATCGGGGGCGAGGGGCATGGCCTACTTCCCTGCGGGCCGCTTGGCGAGCCCGGCCTGCTCGATGAGCGCGGCCAGGTCGTCGACGTGGAGGCAGTCGCACATGCAGGCGCCGGTCTGGGGGTTCTGTATCGGCGCGATGCTGCCGTTGCAGTAGTCGTTGCCGGGAACGGCGCTGTGGAGCACGCCGAGCGTGACCACCTTCCCCTTCTCGAAGTCGAGCTGAACGATGATGTCGCCGTTCTTGGCCTCGCGGCCGTTGCGGTAGTGCATGACTACTCCTTGGGCGGCAGGGCCGCGGTGAGGGCCGTCGAAACGGCCTTGATGAGATCGGGGCGCTTGATGTCGGGGGGCAGCTCGAGGCCGATCTCCTTGGCCTTGGCCAGGAGGGCGACGTTCGTCCACTGGCTGACGGGAACGAAGACCTCGGCGGGCTCGGCCGGGGCCGGGTCGCCAGGGATGAGGCCGAAGGCGGCCAAGTCGGCCGCGGCCTGCTCGGGGAGATCGAAAACACCGTTCTCGTCGGGATCGAAGGACTTGCCGTCCCAGCCGATCGACATCACGGTGCCCTTGGGGTGGTGGAAGTGCATGGGAACCTCAGAGGAAAACCCGGGAGCCCCGAAGGACCCCCGGGCGGCCGTCAGGCCTAACCGTTAGTGATGTTCGTGATCACGCCCATGGAGAACGGCGCGTAGTGCTGGAGCACGCCGTCGGCGTAGACGCCGTGCTCGTACTTGCGGCTCTTGAGGGGCCATTCCATCTGGTAGTAGTCCCGGCGCAGCTTCTTGCGCACCACGTCAGCCACGCCGTTCATGGGGTAGGGCAGCTGGTCGGTGTAGAACAGGATGGTGCCCGGAGGCAGCAGGGGGTGAACCTGGATGGGGATATCCACGTTCATCACCTTGTTCAGGTAGCTGCCGATGACCACGCCCGCCGCGATCTTGCCGTCGGCGATGGACTTGGCGTCCATGGTGAAGCGGAGCAGGGGCGCGCCGCCGTTGGCGATGATCTTCTTCGTGATGTTGATGCACTCCTGGGAACTCACGAAGATGCGGGTGGGGCTCAGGCGGTAGCGGTTGTAGAAGGTGGCGAAGGCCAGCTCGAAGTCGCTGATGCCGCCGGCGCCATCGGAGGTGAGGGCGGTGCCGGTCCCGGCGGTTCCGGTGGCCAGGGTGGCGTAGTAGGCATTGGAGCCCGTTTTGGCCGCCTGGGCGAACAGGCCGTCGTATTCCAGGAGGCTGGTGGAGCTGTCGACCGCGGTGAGGGTCGAGGCGAGCTGGCCCATGGCGGGGAAGGAGGTCAGGACCACCGAATTGATGCTGGTGATGGCGGCGAGCTTCTCGGTGCCGGCGGTGGCGCCCACGAACCAGGCGTAGCCCCAGGCACCCTTAACGGGGGCCACGGTGCTGGCGATGGAGCCGTTGGGGCCGGTGACGTTGGCGGTCTGGGCGGCGCTCTTCTGGGCGGAACCGCCGCCGAACGTGTCGATGGAGCCGTCCGTATTGGTCTTGGAGATCTGACCGGGGACGATGGCGGTGGTGGGGTCGAAGATCTGGCCCGTGACGCCGTCATTGTGGCCGGCCACGTCCATGTAGGCCTGGGGCCCGAGGGCCACGCAGATCACCGAGGCGGCGGCCGCGGTGGCCATGGAACCGGCGGTGCCCACGACGTTGGTCGGGGTGGGAGTGGTGCCCAGCGCGACGGAGGTGTTTCCGCCCAGGTCCAGGCGCTCTTCCTGGATCATGAGGGACTGGAGCAGTTGCTGGACAGCCAGGGCCTTGAGGTCCATGAAGCCGCCGGCGGCCAGGTCGGCCTCGAAGGTGACGTAGTTTTCCAGGCCCCACATGCGGTAGGCGGCGAGGTACTCGGCGGTGGTCTGGGCGATCACGCCCCCGCGGTTGCCCTCGGAGACGCCGGCGCGCTGGTTGCCGGTGTTGATGCCGGTGATGGCCTTCCAGTTGGCCTGGGAGCCGAAACCGGTGACCCGCCGGGGGATGATGTTGCGCAGGGGCGTGAGCACCGGCACGAGCATCTTGGCGGGGGCTTCCAGGTCGTAGAGCTGCAGGCCCTGGGTGGCGGTGTTGTTCTGGACGAAGGACTTGGCCAGCTCGTCCACGATGGGAGCGGCCTGGGCCTTCTTGAGTTCGGCAAGGATTTCAGCGGGGTTCATGGTGGTGTTCCTCCAGCAAGGGGGATGGGCGCCCGTGGGCGCAGGTGGTTAAACGGGGGAAACGGGGCTGAAGCGAGCGGCGTGCGTCATCTTGATGAGGAGGCGGGCCTGCTCCTCGGGGGGGAGTTTGGCAATTTCCTCGGCCTGCTTTTGGAGCGCGGCGTCTTCGGAGGAATCGGGGTTGGAGGTGTCGCCGTTCTTGGAAACGACGGAATTGGCGTTGATGACGCCCTTGGGAGGCGCGGGCTGAGCCTCCAGATCGGTTACCCGCTTGGTGAGAGTGGCGATGGTAGTGGTGGCTGCATTAAGGTCGCTGGTGGCCTTGGCAAGGTCCGCCTCGAGGCCGGCCATCTTCTGGAGGTCGCCGGTCTGGGCGCCCTTGTCGGCCTCCTCCTCGTCCTCCTTGTCGTCCGCCCAGCAGGTGGCCAGGTTCCCGACGGCATCCATGGCGACCTTATGGAGGGTGTTAAGGGTGGCCTTGGTGGCCGAGTTGAACTTCGCTTTGGCCAGGTCCTCGAATCCTTCACCCTTGGCCAGCTTGGAGGCCATGGCGAAGACCTCGGCATCCGGCGCGGCCGGCAGCGTGGCCAGCAGCTCGGCGATCTCCTCTGCGGCCATGTCCTGGAAGATCTGGGCGCCCTCGGCGAGCCAGTCCCTCAGGGCAGCGGGGATGGGGCTGTTGTCGCCCTCGTTCTCGGCTTCCCAGGCGGTGTCCTGGGCCATCCAGCCGATCTGCCGGAGCAGGCCGGCGAAGTCCTGGACGGTCCACATGCCCTTCCGGAGCTCGCCCAGGGTGGCCAGCCCCTCCGGGCCCTCGTCGTCCAGCTTGCTGATGGTCAGCAGCGCCTCGGGATTGCAGGGCCGGTCCACCAGGCTGATTTCGTTAAGGCGGATCCCGGTGATGACCGTTTTGTTGAGGGAGTCCCTGCCCGTGACCTTCCCGCCGATGCTGAAGCCCTTGTAGGTGCCGGTCTCGACCTTCTTGATCGCCTCAGAGTCCACAATGAGGGCCTCAAACTCGGTCTGGCCGGCCTCGTTCACCTCACACTTGAGGGCGGTGCCGGCGGCCCAGGCCTGGTGCATCTCCCGAACGGCCCCGAAGGCCATGTAGTCTGGAATGGCGGCCTTCATGGCATCGGCCAGCACAACTTCGCCGGCCCCGTCGACGGTTTCGGAGGAGGCGATCCCGGACACCTTGAGGGTCCCGTCCTCCTGGGGTTCGATCTTTTCAAAGGCCCCGAAAATCTTGAATTTCTTGGTCTTCAT